GTCTTTATTAGACGCACCAACGCCACCTGATGGTTATATCTATAGATGCCTTAGAGAATCTATGGTAGGGCAAGAAGATAAAGCGAATATGTCAAAACGTATTCGTGAAGGATGGGAACCAGTGAGAGCTGAAGAACACCCTGAATTTGAAGCACCAACTGTAGAGGATGGAAGACATATAGGTGTAATCGGAGTAGGTGGGTTAATACTCGCAAAGATGCCTATCGAAACCGTCAATCAACGACGTGCATACTACAAACAAATGGCTGCAGACCAAATGCAGGCAGTCGATTCGAATCTTATGCGTGAGAGTGATAGCAGAATGCCTATTAGTCAACCTAATAGAAATTCTCAAATCACATTTGGTAAAGGAAATGATTCGTAAGAATTATGAATTTTAATTTTAATATAATAAAAAGGTGAAAATAAATGGCAAATGTAAATAGCCCAAATGGTTTCACACCTGCTTATCATATGTCTGGTGGTACTATAAGACCTTCTGAATTTGCAATCGCAAGTGCGACTAACGCATCTATCTTTAGTGGTGATGTTGTTAATCTATCTAGCGGTTTAGTAATTCAAGGGACTGCAACTGGTACTCCTCTAGGTGTATTCGCAGGGGTTGAATACCAAGCAACCGATGGTTCTGTTGTCTTCTCGAAAGTATGGACAGCGGATACTGCAACACTAGGTTCTGCAAATGCGAAAGCGTATGTATATTCCGATCCAGATATTGTTTATGAAGCTCAGTCAACTGGGACTCCTACACAAGCATCTATTGGAACAACTAATACGATTTCAACAACTGCAGGTGATTCTAACACAGGTCGATCAAAAGAAGGTGTAACAACTACAACTTCTAGTGGTATTGCGACAGTAGTAGGGTTTGTAGACAGACCTGATAATTCTATTGGTCAATACGCTAGATTGTATGTGATATTCCCTGCTTCTGTATTCGGCAATAACTAAAAGGTGAATAATAATGGCAATTAATAGAGCGCAATTAGTAAAAGAACTCGAGCCAGGACTGAATGCACTTTTTGGTCTCGAGTATAACCGTTACGAGAATGAGCATGCTGAGATTTTTGACACTGAAGCTTCAGACAGAGCGTTTGAGGAAGAAGTGATGTTATCAGGCTTTGCACAAGCTCCTGTAAAAGGGGAAGGTGCGGCAGTCACATATGATGCAGCTCAAGAAACTTTCACATCTCGTTACACTCATGAAACAGTAGCCCTAGCATTTGCGTTGACAGAAGAAGCTATCGAAGATAATCTCTACGATACTTTATCTTCTAGATACACAAGAGCTTTAGCTAGATCAATGGCAAACACGAAGCAAGTAAAAGCTGCAAACGTGCTTAACAATGGTTTCTCAACTTCCTTCCCAGGAGGCGACGGAAAACCTCTCATGACGACTGATCACCCAACTTTAACAGCTGGCGATCAGGCTAATGAACCAAGCACTGCTGCTGACTTGAACGAAACTTCGTTAGAGAACGCATTGATTGATATCTCTGGGTACAAAGATGAAAGAGGTATCAAAGTTAACGTACAAGCTAGAAAACTGATAGTTCCTCCTCAGCTACAATTTGTTGCTGACAGGATATTAAACTCTCCAGGAAGAGTTTCAACATCAGATAATGACATCAATGCCATAAAGAATATGGGCATGTTGCCAGAAGGCTATACTGTTAACCACTATCTAACTGATACAGATGCATTCTTTATCAAGACAGATGCTCCTAATGGTCTGAAGCACTTCGAAAGAGCTGCAATGACAACTGGTATGGAAGGCGACTTCGAAACTGGTAACGTTAGGTATAAAGCCAGAGAAAGATATTCTTTCGGCTTTAGTGATTGGCGTGGAATCTACGGATCTCCAGGTGCTTAATCAGTAAGCGTAGCTTAGGAAAGGGATCTTCGGATCCCTTTCTTTTTTATAAGTATTACTATAGAATAAATTCGTCTAGGATAAATAATTGTTCTATATACTGACCTAGCAGACTTGCCAAGAATATAGAACTTATTTCCAAAGGAGGAAATTATGGCAAATTCAACGTTTAACGGACCAGTCAGGTCTGAAAATGGTTTCAAAACCATTGATATTAACTCAACAACAGGTACAGAAACTGATGGCTTAGTTATCAATGCAGACGGTAATGTCTACACGGATAGCGGTGGGCATATACAATATGCTGCTGCCACAGGATATGGACCAGCTGATTTAATAGTAGGTAAAGGTGGTAGCCAATACGGTACTGTTAACCCTTACGCAGAAAGTGCAACGCAACTTTTCCCATTAGGAGCAACACTTGTGTATGGTAATAACGTATACCGTTATGTTGAAATAGGTGGAACTGCAGTAACAGCAGGTAAACTATTACAACACAAAGCTATTGTATCTGATCACGCTAATATGACTGCAACAGCAGCAGTAGCAGCAGGTGAAACTGCTATCTCTGTAGAAACAGGCGGTACTGATTTAACATTAAATCAATACGCAGATGGTTATTTATGGGTAAATGATGTAAATGGTGAAGGTCAAATGCTTAGAGTAAAATCTAATCCAGCTCATGACCACTCAGCTGACCCATCTGTAGTTATTACTTGTTATGATGCACTTGTAACTGCTTTAACAACAAGCTCACAGTTATCTCTTATAGAGAATCCAAACACTAACCTTATAGTTGCACCAGCAACAGAAACAGGTGCGTTAATGGGTGCTACTGTTATTGACATGACAGCAGATTATTATGGTTGGGCTGTTATTAAAGGTCCAGCAGCTTTATTAACTGTAGGTACATTAGTTGTAGGTAATGCAGCAGTACGTTCGGGTGGTACAGCAGGTGGTGTAGCTCCAGCAACAGATAACGTGTTACAAGAAGTTGGTGATGTAATGGCTGTATCCGCAAGTACAGAATACTCACTAATTAACATGAATCTAGGTTAAGGGGTAAATTATGGCTGATGCAGTAACTTCAACAACCATTCTCGATGGTGACAAAGATTTCGTAGTTCAGCTGACCAATGTTAGTGACGGCACTGGTGAAAGTGCTGTCGCTAAAGTGGATGTAAGTGCTTTAACAGCACGTAAGAGTGATGGAGCAGCATGTACAGGAGTTAAACTTACTAAAGTTTATTATTCTATTTTAGGGTTTACTAAAATAGGTTTATTCTGGAACGCAACTTCAAACACATTATGTATGGAATTAAACCCAAGTGCTGACGGTATTTTAGATTTTTCACCTTTTGGTGGGCTACAGAATACATCAGGTTCAGGTAAAAATGGAGATGTTCTACTTACAACCACTGGGCATAGTTCAGGCGATACTTATTTAATAGTTTTACACTGTATTAAAGATTACGAATAATGGCGACATCAGGAACTAAGACTTTCCAGCTAACTATTGCGGACACTATTGAAGAAGCATATGAGTTAGCTGGCTTAGAGCTTAGGACAGGATATGATGCAGAGGCTGCAAGACGGTCTCTGAACATCATGTTTGCAGATTGGGCTAACAGAGGTGTAAATCTCTGGACCATAGAACAAGTAACAACTAACTTGACTTCTGGTACAAGTAGCTACACACTTAATTCATACGACATAGATATAGTTTCTGCCGTTATACGACAAATAGACGGATCTACTACAACAGATTTACAATTAACTAGAATAGGTAGGTCAGAGTATCTAAACATACCTGATAAAGCTTCTACTGGAAGACCTACACAATATTTTCTAGACAGGCAAACAACACCTGTCGTAAAGGTCTGGCCAACACCAGACTCTGCTGCTACATACAGATTAGTAGCTAATACTATACAAAGAATAGATGATGTAACAGCATCAGCACAAGATCCAGAAGTGCCTTCAAGATTTATGCCTTGTATGGCTAGTGGACTAGCTTATTACATAGCTTTAAAAAAGAACCCAGAAAGAGTTGGATTATTGAAACAACAGTATGAACAAGATTTTCAATTAGCTGCAGATGAAGACCGTGGAAGAGCTTCTCTGCATTTAGTACCGCACAGGAGTTATCTATAATGGCTTATGCTGTTGGTAAATATTCTAAAGCCCAATGCGACAGGTGTGGGTTTGTATATAAATATACTCAACTAAAAACTGAGTGGAATAATTTAAAAGTTTGTTTCGATTGTTATGAACCTAAACACCCACAACTAGAACCTGTAATAACTCCAACTGACCCTGAAGCTTTAATACAGCCAAGAGGAACAGAACCTGCTCCAACTACAGGGTATGGTATAGTGAAAACAGGAAACACTAAAGACAGTTTAGGAGTTACTGCTCCTTCTATGTTTATAGCCCATAATGATACGATTGGCTCTAGCTTTTTTATAGCTAAGTCTGTGGGGGAACTTGGAGAAGTAACCATTACAACAGGATAAAAGATGACTTGGACTTTATCTACTTTAAAAACAGCAATACAGGATTACTCTGAATCAACAGAATCTTCTTTTGTGACTAATCTGCCAAATTTTATAAAAACAGCAGAAGAAAGAATTTTAAAAGGCGTCCAATTAGACGACTTTATAAAAAACGTAACAGGAACAGCAACAGCTAGTTCTGCATATTTAGGAGCACCCAGCGACTTTTTATCTTCTTTTAGTTTAGCTGTAATAGACAGCAGTTCTAATTACAACTATCTACAATTGAAACATCCAAGTTTCATACGGGATTTTACCCCCGCATCCTCGACAACAGGATTACCCAAATATTATGCAGAGTTTGATGAAAATACATTTATAGTAGCACCAACCCCTGATACAACATACACATTTGAGTTACACTATTTCTTTAGACCCTCATCCCTTACTTCGGCAGGTGATTCTGGAACAACTTGGTTATCTGATAATGCTCCTAATGCATTATTATACGGAAGTTTAACAGAAGCCATGGTTTATCTAAAAAACTATGAATCACTACCCATCTATGAACAAAGATTTCAAGAAGCTATTGGCTTATTGAAAAACCTTGGGGAAGGTAAATCTACCCAAGATCAATATAGATATGATGAAGTAAGGAGACAACCACAGTAATGAAACTAGAACATCTTGAAGGCGCACACATCGCCCTAGTCGCAATGGGAGAAAGTCAGCTAGATTTTCATTTAGCTAAAACACACAGCAAAACCTGGGATGAAGTTTGGGGCATAAACGCTATGGGTGAAATTACAAAATGTGATAGAGTGTTTATGCTAGATCCTGCCTCTAGGTTTTTAGACTCTGATGCAGCAGGTAGTCAAACAGGTATTATGAAAGACCTAGTTCTCAACCATCCTGGACCAATATACACGTGTGAATTAGATGAACGTTGTCCTGGATTAGTAGAATTTCCTATAGCTGAAGTAGTTAAAGCAACTAGATGTTCTTACCTCAACAACACCGTGCCTTTTGCCATAGCTTTTGCTTTATATAATAAAGTGGCTAGGTTAGAACTATATGGTATAGATTTTACATACAAAGGTAATTTGCATTTCGCAGAAGCTGGCAGATCTTGTGTTGAGTATTGGTTAGCTAAGTGTATAGAGAATGGTATGATTGTTAGTGTTGCTCCTAGATCTGGTTTACTAGACACTGACGTTCCTATACAGGAAAAAATTTATGGATATCACAGACTAGATAACCCAACTTTAGTTTTGATTGATGAAGACAAAGACGAGTTTTATACAATGGGGTTTAATGAATATAGTAAGGAAGTAGAAAAAAGAAGAAGAGAAGAAGCGGAACTTATTTCTACCGTAAACACCCCACCAGAAGCGAAAAGATATTGATATGATAAAAATAGAAACAGTAAGTAGTATAGGAAACATAAGCGTAGACACTCAACAAAATAGAGGACACCCACCAGAATACTGGGCAGAAAGAGCTACGGAAAGAATTTGTGGAATATCTGAAGATGCAGCCCCTCATGTTAAACAACAAGCAGAAGCATTCAGAGTAGCTATTTACAACACAATACTTTATTATATTAAACAGAGCATCAATAGTGAAAGATGCACTATAAATAATACCCTTGTTAAACAAGGAAATGACGGTTTAGCAAAGATATTAAAGGGAGAGTGAAATAGTATGGCTATAACATCAACACTAACAACTAGCTTTAAAAAGGAGTTATTAGAGGCTGTACATAATTTTAAACTCTCTGGTGGGGACACATTTAAATTAGCATTATACACCAGTTCTGCTACAATGGGAGCAGCCACAACAGCTTATGTAACAACTAATCAAGTTACTGGAACTAATTACACAGCAGGAGGCGCTAGTTTAACAAGAATAGATCCAACAAGTTCTGGTACGACAGGGTTCACGGATTTTGCAGATCTTACTTTTGGCACAGCTACGGTTACTGCTAGAGGGTGTTTAAT